AGCGCCAGAAGGTTATCCGGCGCGAGACATGCGAGACGCGCAAGAAGACGCGGCCACCAGCTGCAACAGAGTCCGATATGCTGTTGTGCGGCGATCTGAGCCGCTTAGTAATGGGTAGTAAATGGAACAGTCGGGAGTTGAGGGTATGACTATCAGCACAAGCGCAAACCATAGCAAAAACCAATTATACATGGTCAACCGGCCCCCGCATTATCAATTGCGCGAGGGCTACGAGGTCTACGACCTACGCCAAGACCTAGCAGCCAAGGCGCAAGCGGTACAACTGCCGTATGACCTTTACAGCGATTGGGATCGCGCCATTGAGTACCTGCTGCGCTGTTGGGAGAAAAACAAGCTGGAGGACATCAAGAAGGCGCGTTGGTATTTGGACAAGATGATTGAGAAGCTGGAGCAGGAAGAATGAAAGTAATTAACCAGAAACACGAAGAACAGTACAGTATCTACCATGCCGACACGGTAGAAGTAGCGCAAGGACTGCCGGATAACTCCGTCGGATTCTCTGTTTTTTCGCCGCCATTCGAGACGTTGTTCACCTACTCGAACAGCGACCGCGATATGGGTAACGCCCGAAGCAGTGATGACTTTTGGCAGCATTACCAGTTCCTGATCCGCGAACAGCACCGCGTCATGAAACCTGGCCGACTGGTTGCAATACACTGCATGAATCTCCCGACCAGTAAGCAGAATCACGGCTATATCGGTATCCGAGACTTCCGTGGCGAGATCATCCGCGCATATCAGGACGCCGGATTTGTATTCCATAGCGAGATTTGCATCTGGAAGGATCCAGTTGTTGCCATGCAGCGCACTAAGGCGCTTGGGCTGCTGCATAAAACCATATGCAAAGACTCCAGTATGAGCCGCCAGGGTATCCCTGATTATATCGTTGTCATGCGAAAACTGGGCGAAAACGACACGCCTATCAGTGGCGCACTGGATCACTATGTTGGCGACAACGTGCCGCCGCATTATAAGCCAGTCGAATACGACGACAATCGCACGGCATGGGTGCCTGCAAACGGCAGCTCCAGCGTGATCGACATTTGGCAGCGATACGCAAGCCCTGTATGGATGGATATTAACCAGACCGATACGCTCAACTACCGAGAAGGGCGTGATAGCGATGATGAGCGCCATATCTGTCCTCTTCAGCTCGATGTTATCGAGCGATGCTTGCAGCTCTGGTCAATGCCGGGCGATACCGTATGGTCACCTTTTATGGGTATAGGGTCAGAAGGATATATGGCCGTCAAGATGGGACGGAAGTTTATCGGCGCTGAGCTGAAAGCGAGTTATTTTGACCTTGCCTGCCGAAATCTTGAGCAGGCGACAAAAGGCCAATATGACATGTTCGGGGGTGCGTGATGGATTACAACGACTATATCGCAACCCGCGAATACGAAAGCATTAACTGTGGATTTGTGCCAAGCGTATCGGCATACCCTGACGCCATATTCCCGCATCAGTCTGCTGTTGTATCGTGGGCATGTAAGCGTGGCCGTGCTGGGGTTTTCATGGACACCGGGCTTGGCAAAACGATCACCCAGCTGACTTGGGGCGATCAGGTTCAGCGCCACACTGACGGATACGTTTTACTACTGGCCCCGCTCGCTGTTGCACATCAGACCGAGCGAGAGGCATCAAAGTTCGGATTGTCTGCGAGATTTGTTGCCGACGAATCCGAAGTTGATGCGCCTGGAATCTACATAACCAATTATGAAAAACTGAAGCATTTCAGTCCGGATATGTGGTCTGGCGTAATCCTTGATGAGTCCAGCATATTGAAAGGCATGGATGGTCGTATGCGCAAGATGATAACGGATTTTTTCAGCGCAACACCGTATCGGCTGAGCTGCACGGCAACGCCAAGCCCAAACGACTTTATGGAGCTGGGAACGCAATCAGAGTTCTTGGGCATTATGTCACAGCTTGAAATGCTGGCGATGTTTTTCATCCACGATACGTCCGGGGGAACCGGCGACTGGCGACTAAAGCACCACGGCAAAGCCAAATTCTGGAAGTGGTTATCGACATGGTGCGTGTTCATGCGCACACCTGCGGATATTGGTTTTGATACTGAAGGCTATGACCTGCCGCCGGTTGAATACAATCAGTACACGATACAAACAGAGCCTGACAATGGTCAGCTTTTTGTGGAGCCTGCTCAGAGCCTTTCTGAGCGCAATAAGGCGCGAAGGAGTACCGTTGAAGATCGATGCCGAAAAGCCGCTGAGATCGTAAATGCGCTTGATGAACCAGCCGTTGTATGGTGTCACCTTAACGATGAGTCTGCGATATTGACTGAATTGATAGAAGGCGCAGTTGAGGTAAAAGGCTCAGATAAGCCTGAGCATAAAACAAACGCCATGCTCGATTTTGCAGATGGTAAAATCAAATGCCTTGTAACAAAGCCGAAGATCGCAGGATTCGGTATGAATTGGCAGTCAAGCCGTCATTGTGTATTTGTCGGACTTTCGGACAGTTGGGAGTCTTACTATCAGGCCATCCGCAGACAATGGCGATTCGGACAAAGCAGGACAGTTCACTGTCACGTTATCAGTGCCGACATAGAAGGCGCGGTTGTCGAAAACATACGGCGCAAAGATGCCCATCATGAGGAGCTTAGTGCCAGCATGATGGCTCATATGGTTGACTTGATGAAGCAAGAGATATTCGGCGCAAAACTGGAAAAGACAGACTACAACGCCGATCAGGAAATGCTATTGCCAACATGGATTTAGATCGCCACCCGCCAGCGTTCCTACGCTGGCTCCACCAAAACAACCAACGGACAATTGAGTATGTCAAAACGCAAACCACACAACGCCACCAAACGCCACGCGACCTACAGCCGGGCGCTACTGAAGCAGCTCCGAGCCGGGGTGGTATGGATCGCCGGACAGCACGACAGCAAGTGCCTGCTGGTCAACCTGCACACCGCAGAACAGATCCACGTCGGTCCTGAGCTGCACGGCGCGATTGCCAATGTTGCCCACGACTGGACGGTATACTGCGCTGTTATGGGCCGCAGGCAAGACGGTCAGGAGTACATGAAAGGGGTCCAGGTGGACGCGCCGCGATGCTATCAACACCAGATCGCTGATCAGCTGAACGCCGTGCATATAGGACTGATCCGCGACATGAACCCGAACCACCGCGTGGGCGCAGGCTGGATTGCCTGCCCGTGGGGTTGGGATATACCGGAAGAAGATGCCGCCACACTGCTTGACCGGCTGGGCGGCTGGGGCTTGGACAAACTCGAATTGAAGGACGTAGCATGAACTATCTTGAGAAGGTAAAAGAATTCCGCAACCTGACCGGCATTAACGGCCAGTCGGAGGAGTTGCACGATAAGTTGATCCGCGAGGAGCTGGCAGAGCTGGCGGATGCGCTGGCGGACAGTGTGGTTGTGGCTTGTGGTGCGCATTCAGACCATCCAGGGCGTTACAGCAAAGGCTGGCTAGACGGCTGGCTACTTGACCTGCAAATGGCTGCAACTCATGCTGACATCAAACTCGATGCCGCATTCGAAATCGTCCACCGCTCCAACATGAGCAAGCTGTGCACTATTCAAGAGCTTGACGCCACCATCCTGAAATACAACGACCTCGGCGTTGCTGTTGACTTCACCGAAGTCAGCGATGGCCTGTATGCCTGCCGGTCGGCGTGCGACCACCACAGCTACCCGCGCGGCAAGCTGTTGAAGTCGGTCAGTTATCAAGCGCCAGACTGGTCTGGAGAGGAGTGGATGCTGTGAAACAATACCTCGACCTTGTACGCGACGTACTCGAAAACGGTCACGACCGTGGCGACCGCACCGGTACCGGCACGCGCTCAGTGTTTGGCCGCCAAATTCGGTTTAATCTACGCGACGGCTTCCCGCTGGTGACTACCAAGCGCGTTCCGTTCCGGCTAGTTGCCGCAGAGCTGATATGGTTCTTGTCCGGTAGCACTAACAACAACGATCTGGCGCGGCTGTCTGGCTGCGATCCAGATAAAACGATCTGGGCTGAGTGGGCTGCTCCGAATGGCGAGATGGGGCCGATCTATGGCGCTCAGTGGCGCAGATGGGCGGGATGGGATGGCCGCAGTGTAGACCAGATTCAAGGTGTTATTAATGAAATCAAGCACAACCCTGATAGCCGGAGGTTGATTGTGAGCGCGTGGAACGCTACTGATTTGCCAATAGATGGCCTCCTTCCGAGCCAGAGTGCGACATACGGCTTGCAGGCCCTTCCACCCTGCCACACCCTGTTCCAGTTCTACGTCCGCGACGGCAAACACCTAGACTGCCAGCTGTACCAGCGTAGCGCCGATATATTCCTCGGTGTGCCGTTCAATATCGCATCCTATGCGCTGCTGACGCACATCATAGCCAACGAGTGCAATCTGACCGCAGGGGAGTTCGTGCATACGTTCGGGGATCTGCACCTGTACCACAATCATTTTGAGCAAGCACGAACCATGCTCAAGCGCGAACCGCGACAACTGCCGGAGTTTGCCTGGGCACCAGGTGCAACGAAAAAGCACTGGGAGGATCTAACGCCGGATGACTTCACCGTATTGCTGTATGATCCGCATCCTGCAATACCTGCTCCGGTGGCTGTATGACAACCAAGATATGCCCAAACTGCAGCAACCGCGACCTAGTCCGGTTGTCCACCCTAAACCTGAAGTTTTGCCCAGATTGCCACACGTGGATACCGTGGAAGCTATCAGAAGGCCAGCAGCCGATAGTAACAAACAATCGTGTAAAGGCTGGTCAGGTGGTACCAAGTGATCCAGAATGACCACACAAACAAAAACGGAGGCACGGACATGCTAACACCAATCAAAGGAAACAAGCGCATCATGGAAGAGCAGCAACAGGCGCTGAGTGAGTACCAGGCTGCACTGACAGTCGAGCGCAACGATAAGGCTCAACTGGTGAACCTGATCGCCCGCGCATTGGATGACATGAATCACCATGCGTGCGTGACGGATAGCACGCTGCGGGTGATGCGCGATACGCACAAACGGTTTACGGAGGAAGTGTGATGAATGAAGACCTGAAGTGGTTGGCTGAGAATGTGCATGAGTGGCCAGAAGGCTATGAGTCGTGCGACGTGGAAATTATACAAAGAGAAATAACAGCTTCGTTTCGCTACGGTCCATCTGGTCGATTCAACCAATCCCAATGGCAAGCCGCCCGCGACGAGCTGAGCGGGAAGCCTGAGTGGAGCGATGCGCCGGAGTGGGCTAACTGGTTGGCTCAGGATGAAGATGGTGAGTGGTGGTGGTTTGAAGGAGAGCCAAAGCTAGATAGTGATTGTTTTTACTGTCACTCAAAACGTGAAGATCAAGCATCAATTGGCCGCGTATTAGGCGACTGGCGCAACACGCTGGAGCGGCGGCCTGAGAACCATTCCGTTGAACCCACCGAAAAGGTATGGCGCGGCCCGGAAGATGGGTTGCCGCCTGTTGGAATTGAGTGTGAGTTTCATCACCCTGATTTTGGTTGGACTGGCTGCACTGTTGTGGGTCATTTCCGGCACGAGGCAATATGTACGCCGAACGGCGGTAACTACTACGGTGGAATGGCAGAAGAATTCCGCCCCATCCGCTCCGAAGAAGACAAGGCGGTTGAGGAGATGATGAAGTTTGCTCCCGTAGATAATGGATCAATGGCTGGTATAGCTTGTCAGCACATGGCTAGACAACTATACCGCGCAGAATACCGTAAACAGGAGGACGAATAATGGACACCATACAACTCATGCAATGGCATCAAGAATTCAACGAGATCATGCAATCTGAATATCTGGACAACCGAATCGCGGACGCTATGCGCGACCTGCAC